TCGATGCTAGATGATGAACGCCTAATCAAATACTTAGGAATTGTTCGAATGATGGAAGAAATGAATAGGCAAAAAGAAGAAGAAGTTAAAGAAGACGATGTCTTTATAAGTGCAAGAGGAGGAGAGCGCGCCTCTCAGCCTCAAGCAAATCCTCTCCAGGGAATAAATACCCCTGGAGAGCCTTTACTAGAACCAACGCCAAACCCATTGGAGGTTTAGAAATGGCACAGTCAAGAAATGACCGCCTGGACGAAAGCCTTGGGATGAGACGCGGAAAAGAGAGCATGAAAATGCAATCTTACAAAGATCGCCGTGACGAATCTAGAGGCATGAAAGGCAGAGGTGGATCAGTTTTTAACCTAAAAGATGGAACTCAAGCGAGCGAAGTCAAAATGGTTCCTACTGATTCAGAGAAATACGACATGGGTCGTGTTAGAGAATATAGCTGTGGTAGCAAAGGTTATCCAGCTGAAGCATGGAAATACGACTATTAAGGAGTGACCATGAGACAAGAGACTGGAGAAACCCGCGACGCAATCATTGAAGATGATAACAAGCGAATTCAAGAAATAGTAGACGCCAATAAACATTTGCGAGAGCCCTACTGGATTGTTGTTTTTGCTAAACCATCCAAGAGCTGTGTAGACGGGAAACCCACACTTGTAAAACACATCAAAGCTTACAAAACAGAACCTTCCTCTCAAGTTGGAATGATCGCTGGTAAGGTAGATAACCTTAAAGGGACGATCGATTGGGAAGTAAACATGCCACAAAGGCCTTTTGACTTTGATGCGCTCCAGATTTATGGAGCCGAGCGATGCAATGAAGTAGTCGTAGAAACTACGACCATTGCAGACGCCTACGTAACACAATAGTGCCGCCGACATTAGCACTGAACCACATCTAGTGCTAAGACGGGCGTTAAAGGAGTATAAATCACGATGTCTGAAGAAGCTCACGTTTCGGGCGAACAAAATTTGGAGGCCGCCGCTCCCTCAAATTCTTATGCTGAAGATTCTCGTACTGAGAGTGTTAACGAAGGACAATCTGTTCCTTTGAGTGCACTACAATCGGAAAGAGAAGCACGTCAGAATTTGCAAGAAGAACTCAAAATGATTAAGGATCATTTGGCTCTCATGCAATCAAGTCAACAATCTCAAAGACAACCTGTAAAGGATGAGTTTGATGGCAGGGATGATGGGGATGTTCTTACTTTAGGAGAAGCAAAAAAACTTCTTGGAAAAGTAGACCAAACTTATCGCCAGTCGATTGAAGAAATGAGAATGGCTCAAAAACATCCCGACTATCAAGAGGTAATTCGAAAGTATTTACCGGAAGTTTTAAAAGAAAATCCCTCCTTGCGAAGGTCTCTTGAAACCAATCCGGACTATGAACTTGCTTATTATTTAGCCAAAAACTCGGCGCACTATCAGTCCGAGCATAAAAAAGTGAAAAAATCAGCTGATGCAGAAAAAATATTAGCTAATTCATCGCAAGCCGGAAGTCTCTCAAGTATGGGAGGATCAACTCCAGTTTCTCAGGCTAAAAAATACAAGGACATGTCTGAAAAGGAATTCAAAGAACTAATGAATCGTAATTTGGGAATTGTATAACAAAAATGAGGAATTAACATGTCTATAACCACTGTAAGTGTGTTACCTCCAGCGGTACGGGAATACTATGACAGACTTTTATTGATGACTGCGTATCCTACGCTCATCTATAATAAGTTTGCTCAGAAACGTGTTCTCCCCGAAAAAAACGGTGACACTATTGTGTTCCGTAGATACTCGCGTCTTTCAACAGTCCCAATCCCTCTTGTGGATGGTGTAACTCCTCCAGGAGCTCCACTTAGTGCGACTGATATCAAAGCTCGCGTTTCTTTCTATGGAAACTTTGTAACTATTACTAACCAAGTTGAACTTACTGTTGAAGACAGAGTTCTTAACGAATCAGCTCGCCTTTTAGCTCAAAACATGGCTCAAACCATGGATGAAGTGACTAGAGACGTTCTTGCTTCAACAAGCTCTGTTCTCCAATGCTCTAACGGAGCTAACGGAAACACCCCAACAGAACTCACTAAAGAAGATATTGATGCAGCTGTCAAAACTCTTTTAGGAAACGACGCAGAAATGATTTCTGAAGTTGTTACTGGAAGAGATGCTCTTGGTACCGCTCCTGTTCGCCCTGCGTTCTGGGGTTACCTAGACACAGACCTTCTAGATGATCTAGAAGCTGTTTCTAACTTCTTAAACACTTCTAACTACGCACAACAAGGAACTGTTCTAGATGCAGAATGGGGATCTACAGGAAACGTCCGATGGCTATACACTTCTGTTGGCTCGGTTTCTAGCGCTTCTCCTGCTGTGTACAACAACTTTATTGTTGGTAAAGAAGCGTATGCACTCGTTCATTTACGCGGCGAAACCGGAGACTTTTATATTGAGCCTCTCGGATCTGCTGGGTCTGCTGACCCTCTCCATCAGAGGGGATCAGTGGGTTGGCAACATCCTTTCGTTGCTAGAATCCTTAACGATGCATTCATGATTAACTTAATGGCAACCCATTCATAAGGAGAATTTAGCATGGCACAAGTAAAAGTCGGCAGTTTCTCTTCAACTGGAGCTGCTAAAAACGTTGATTTTGGATTCACAGTCGGACAGATTACCATTTATAACAGCACTGCTGGTGGTATCTTTTCTTGGAACTCTTCCATGGCTGATGCGTCTTATTTTACTGTGGCTAGTGGAGCCTATACTGCCTCTAACGGGGTTACTCCTCTAAGCCAAAGCACTTCTGTTAGTGCTACTATTAGTAACATTACTGCTGCTAACCCTGCGGTTATCACTGTCAATGATACTTCAGTATATGGATTTGCTGCTGGGGATACTATCAAAGTAACCGAAGTAGCTGATGACCTAACAGGAACAACTTTAAACGGCGAATATACAATCGCTTCTATCACTGCTACTACCATCACTACCACTACAAACACTTCTAGTGGATACAGTGCTTATGTATCAGGAGGAAGCGCTGTTCGCGTTTCAGATTCAAGTGGAGCTGCTGTTGCTTTGGAAAACCAAGCAATTAGAGGACTTACTCTTGGAACTGGTGTAGTTGGATCAAGTTCTGATGCAATTACTTATGTAGCTATCGGTGAAGAGCCTGTAGTTTAAAAAAAACAAAATGGGTGGGAAGCAATTCTCACCCTATTTCTCCGAACCAACTGCATTTAGCAGGGAGAAAAAACACACGAGGTAAATATGAGTAGACACGGTTCTATTGATGAGAACATAGAAAAAATTCGCAGTCTCCCCATAACTGGGAGACAACCCCAGAATGAGAAGGAAGAGGAATTTCTAAGAGAAGTCGTTGAATATGAATTTAACAACTTAGAAGAACCTGGTCTTTCTCTAAAATTTTCGCTTGGGGGAACTAAAAATAAATTTGATTTCCATCTTTTTCATGGTGGTAAATATCGCGTTCCACGCTTTGTTGCTCGGCATTTAGAGGATTGTTCCACCCCTATCTGGGACTGGAGACCTGATGGTACGGGAAGAATGGATAAAAAACTTACTGGAAGAAAGCCCCGCTTTCAGATGAAGCAAACATTTTCTATGTAAGGATTTTCTATGAGCACGTGGACACTGGCTGATATTCGGAATAAAGTAAGACAAGTAACAGGACGTTACAGTCAAAATGAACTAACTACAGCGCAATTAGATGATTATATTAATAAATACTACACATTAACATTTCCTGCTGAAGTTAAATTAGAACAAAAACATGTATATTATACTTTTAATACTACTGTAAATCAAGCCTATTATAATCAGCCAGATACCACTTATACAAACTTTGAACCTCCAGCCACAGTCAATAACCTTTCATTGATTTGGTATCAAAACCCAGCAGATTTCTTTGAGCAAAATCCTCTTCAATATACATTTTTAACACCTTGGACCGGAGATGGGTCTACATTTACATTTTCAACGACCGTCACGGGATTTCCAATCTATCCAGGTACTCTAACTATCTACGATGGTGTAGAG